TTCAAGCGGCTGAGGCAGCAAAGACTGCTGAAGCACCAGTGGTGGTTGAAGAAGTTGCTTAATGAAAGCACTATTCGATAGCGATATATTCGCCTATCGTGCAGATCCGCATGTGAGGACGAAGACGAAGCAACGGCACAGCGAACACTGGATCGTTTAATTGGTGATGTCCTCATGTGTGGTGTTGATAGCATCTACCCTGATTGCTTTGTAGATGATTGGCACATGTTCTTAACAGGTAAGAACAACTTCAGGTATCAGATAGCTACAACGGTTCCCTATAAAGGAAACAGAGTAGACAAGCCTAAGCCAAAGCATCTAGCTTTCCTTAGAAACTATTTGGTTAAGGAGTGGGGAGCCACCATCTCTGAAGGTGAGGAGGCTGATGACACCATCGCTATTGAAGCAACAAGACTTGGTGACGATTGTGTCATCGTGTCTTTAGACAAAGACTTAGATCAGATATGCGGATGGCATTACAACTTTGTAAAGCATAGTGGTTATTACATCACACCAGAGCAAGGCTTGGTTAAGCTGTATACACAGATGCTGACAGGTGATGCTGCTGATAACATCAAAGGATTGTTCCGTGTTGGTCCAGTGAAAGCAGCCAAAATAATTGGGGACACAACAGATGAACTTGAGCTATACAACAAAGTGTTGGAAGCTTATGAAGGTGATGCTGAGAGAGTGTTAGAGAATGCTCAGCTTCTTTTTCTACGAAGATATGAAGGACAGATATGGACTCCCCCACAAGTGTAAAACCAAACGACATTGCTCTCATCCTTCGCCCCACCATTGAAGATGGTAAATATACAAACAGCTTTCAGGTGCTAGTTAGTGGCTTTGGTCCTCTAACTATTAGCCGTGATGATGCAGACAACTTAATTGGCATGGCTATGATATTGGCATCAGTGATTCCACACATGGAACAAGACGCTGCACTGGCTGATAAGCTTGTTGAGTATTGTGGTAAATGCTTTGCTGATGTAGGCGACTTTGCTTACAACCCAGATCATGATAGCTTTGGTGATGGTAGTTTCTCTATTGATACAAAAACAGTTGGAGGTATGCAATGAATGTAGATGATACACTGGCAACAAGAGCCACTAGATATGGCAACTATAAAGAAGATGTCTCTAGAGTTTCTCAAGCATTGAAAGATGTTTTAAGATCTGGTGATGTATGGAAAGAGATGGATGATGATATGAAGGAAAGCCTTGATCTCATCTGTAACAAAATGTCTCGCATTGTTAATGGTGATCCTTGGTATCATGACTCATGGCATGACATCATTGGATATGCTAGACTAGTTGAAGAAAGAATTGAAAAGCTATGATCACAGTAGACATTAGTTTAAAAGTATTCTTTAAACCAGAAGACCTGCCTAATGTCTATCTGAATGAAGAAGTGTTGAGCGAGGTGATTATTGAGAACCTCACTGCCTCATTAGAACGCATGGACTCACATGAAATTGTGTTTCGTCATGTTGATGTTGAAGGACTAGAATGAAAGTTAATTCTGTAACTATCAGGGAGGCTAGCAATGGCTTTGTTGTTGAGCATGTGGCTGAGTCCGAATACGATAAATATCTTTCTGAGTTTGTTGCTCTGGATGTTGACGAAGCACTGGCAATAGCTAGAGATTTATTTGTGCATTACGATGCTGCTGACATGTCGCATTTAGTAGATACTCCAGTTGGCAGATAACAAAAAAAGAAATGGTGGTGAGTGGACTGACTCTAGGTTCAGAAGCTTTGTCACCTCTGCATTGAGAGCAGCCTCTAGGCGTTGGCCTCCTAAATATAAAGCACTCAAAGAAGCTTTTGTAGGAAGGAAGACTAACAAAAAGACGGGTAAGCTAGCGATGCATTACAAATGTGCCAAATGTAAGAAGCATTTTGTTGCTGCTGATGTACAGGTAGATCATATACTCCCAGTAGTATCACCAACAGAAGGCTTTGTTAGTTGGGACTTGTTCATTGATCGTATCTTTTGTGAGATAGAAAATCTACAAGTGTTGTGTAAGCCTTGCCACAAGGTGAAGACAGATGAAGAGAAAGCAGAAAGGAAAAAGAAATGAATGTAGAACTGTTAGATGAACATGACGATGGTAGTGCTACCTACCAATTTGATTTAACATGGGAAGAGCGTAACCTCTTGCTTAACTTAGGTATAATTACAGCCATCAAGAATGGCATTAATGAAGGAGCTAAATATGTCGGTGACACTAGTCTGGGCAACCCCGAATGCGGAACATCTGATAGCGTACATGGCGAGGGTGAGCAACCCAGAGAATCAGAACAACCCTGAGACAGCTCCTAAGCTGTTGAAGTATTTGATGGACAACAAACATTGGAGTCCATTTGAAATGGTCAATGTCTGTATGGAAATTGAAACCACCCGTGACATTGCCCGTCAAATCCTACGACACAGAAGCTTCAGCTTCCAAGAATTCTCACAGCGGTATGCCATTTCCTCACGCTATGAAACCAGTGAGGTAAGGCTACAAGACAATAAGAATAGACAGAACTCAATCCCCGTAGAAGACCGTGAACTCATCAAGGTATGGGAAGAGCTACAGACAGACGTTTTAATCGCTGCTAAGCGGTCCTATGAGGCTGCATTGGGCATGGGCATAGCCAAGGAAGTGGCTAGGAAAGTGTTGCCTGAAGGCATGACAACCAGTAGAATGTACATGAACGGTACATTGAGAAGCTGGCTGCACTATGTTGACATTCGTTGTGACAAAGCAACACAGAAAGAACATCGTGAAATAGCAGACCAATGTAAAGTAGTACTAACTAACTTAGTTCCATCCTTGTTTTAGTAGAGCAAGCAGTAGCCATCTAAGGTATAACTACCTTTCTTTTCACGGGAGCTTCGGCTCCCTTTTTTCCCACCATAACAGGAGTATTTATATGGCAAAGTTTAAGGTCAACATTGACCTGTCTCGTGATGCATTGTTCGATGAACTAGGCATTCAGAGATTGAGAGAAAGTTACATGAAAGAGGAAGAGGCTAGTCCTCAAGAGAGATTTGCATATGTTTCAGAATCGTTTGCTTCAAATCAAGAACACGCTCAAAGGCTGTATGACTACAGCAGCAAGCATTGGCTCAGCTACTCTACTCCCATCCTATCGTTTGGTCGCTCTAAACGTGGCCTTCCTATCAGCTGCTTCCTTAACTACATGGATGACAGTGCAGAAGGCTTGGTTGACAACCTATCAGAAACTAACTGGCTATCCATGTATGGTGGTGGTGTCGGTGTGCATGTGGGTATCCGCAATAGTGATGATAAGTCTACTGGTGTTATGCCCCACCTTAAGATCTACGATGCTAGCTCATTGGCCTACCGTCAAGGACGTACAAGACGGGGCAGCTATGCTGCCTATCTAGACATCCATCACCCTGACATCATCCAGTTTTTGGAGATGCGTAAGCCTACTGGTGATCAGAATGTACGCACACTAAATCTACATCATGGCATCAACATCACTGATGAATTCATGACCATCATTGAGAAGTCTATGAAAGACCCAGACTTTGATGACAGCTTTCAATTGAAGAATCCTGCCACTGGTTTGGTGGTTGAGACAGTGTCTGCTAAATATCTGTGGCAGAAAATATTAGACCTGCGTATGCAAACAGGTGAGCCATACTTAGTATTTATTGACACAGCTAACAAGGCTATGCCTAAATGGTTGAGCGACAAAGGCTTGAAGATTAATGGCAGCAATCTGTGTACAGAAATCTTTTTACCAACTAACGAGAAACGAACAGCAGTTTGTTGCTTGTCTTCTCTCAACTTAGAATACTATGATGAGTGGAAGAACGACAAACAATTTATTCTAGATGTTATGGAAATGCTAGACAATGTCTTGCAATACTTCATTGACAAAGCACCATCAACAATTGCCAGAGCTAAGCTTAGTGCAATGATGGAGCGTAGTATTGGTGTGGGTGCTCTAGGCTTCCATGCTTTTTTACAGAAGAAAGGTGTAGCCATCGATGGTGTGATGGCTAAGAGTTATAACAATGAAATATTTAAACATATACATGCTTCGTGTCTACGGGCTGATGCTGTCTTGGAGCAGCAGCGTGGTAGTTGTATCGATGCTGGCCTTGGTAATATTAGTAGAAGGTTTAGTCATCACACTGCTATTGCTCCTAATGCCAGTAGCAGTCTTATTATGGGGAATACTAGCCCTTCAGTCGAGCCGTACAGAGCGAATGTTTTTAGGCAGGACACACTTAGTGGAGCATTCGTATATAAGAATAGGTTCTTAAAGACAGAACTTGCTGCACTGGATATGGACAATGACGATGTGTGGGCATCCATCATTAGCAATGAAGGATCTATACAGCATCTAGATGTTCCTGAACAAGTGAAGGAAGTGTTTAAAACTGCTATGGAAATTGATCAGCGTTGGTTGGTTGAGCTTGCAGCAGATCGTCAACAATACATTGACCAAGGCCAGAGCATTAACCTGTTCTTCCCTGCTAATGTATCCATTAAATATTTGCATGCCATCCACTTCCTTGCTTGGAAGAGTGGATTGAAAAGCTTATACTATCTCCGTTCAGAGAAGGTAAGAAAAGCAGATAAGGTTGGTGCTCAAATCAAGCGTCAGAAGATTGAAGATGAAATTGATTTGAAAACTGTGGCTGATGGTGAAACTTGTTTAGCATGTGAAGGTTGATATGGTAAGAACAAAAGCAGATATTACGCAAGAACGTACAACATTCAAGCCATTCAAATATCCTTGGGCATATGATGCTTGGCTTCAGCATGAGCAGAGCCATTGGCTTCATACTGAAGTGCCTATGTCTGAGGATGTTAAAGACTACAGAAAACTCAGTGCTAATGAGCAAGAGTTTTTAACAAAGATTTTGCGCTTCTTTGTGCAAGGCGACTTAGACATTGGCAGTGGTTATCATGACCATTACATCCCAGTGTTCAAGCAACCTGAAGTAAGGATGATGATGAGTGGCTTTGCAGGTAGGGAAGCTTTGCATGTGGCAGCATATGCCCACCTCATTGAAACCTTGGGCTTGCCTGAATCTACCTACAACGAGTTTCTCCAGTACAAAGAGATGGTGGAGAAGCACGACTACATCAGCAATCTGAATGCAGCACCAATGGCTGAGAAGATTGCAGCCATCTCTGCCTTTGGTGAAGGCATGCAACTATTCTCTAGCTTTGTGATGTTGCTAAACTTTGCAAGGAATGGTAAGCTTAAAGGGCTGGGCCAAATCATTGCTTGGTCCATCGTTGACGAAACTCAACATGCTGAAGGCATGATTAAGGTCTATCGTGAATACGTTAAACACCATCAGGATGAAACGACTTCGGATCGCATTAAAGAAATTGCTCATCAAATGGTGGGTTTGGAGGATCAGTTTGTGGATCTGGCTTTTTCAATGGTTGAGGTTGAGAAGCTTACGAAAGAAGAAGTGAAGCAATACATTCGCTACATTGCTGATCGTAGACTCATCTCTATGGGAATGAAGGGCATCTACAAGATTAAGAAGAATCCTCTGCCGTGGGTAGATGGTATGCTTGGTGTTAGCCACACCAACTTCTTTGAGCAGCGTGTAACAGACTACAGCAAGGGTGCTACCACTGGTACATGGGATGATGTATGGGGGAAAGCAGCATGATAGTTGTTAATGTCAGACAAGGCATAGGACTAGACATTGAATATAATGATGACATATGCCACATTGTTAATGATGGTGGAAACACTGATAAGTTATTTGCATATAGTGGTATACTAATCAAGTTGCCTTTCATTAGCATCTACATTGGTGAGTTTGATGAAATTGGATCGCTCACTAATAGCAATAAATCTACAGGGGAATAACATGCAAGTCAAGTCTGAACGATCTGCACCACTGCGTATTCAATTTGAACAAGGCTATAAAGCTTTCAGACATGGATGGATGGTCAATCAATATGACCCACTGTCTGTGGCAGGTAAAGAATGGCAACGGGGATTTGACCGTGGCTACTTCGATAACATTGAAAGACTCAATGGCTACCAAGCGGTTCGATAAAGAACTCCACGACACCTACGACAAGTTTGGAAGAGATGTAGTTAAAAGCTATGTCTCTTCTTTTTGGAATATGGAAGCTAGAGATAATCCCGATAGATATGGGATTGATCTGCATCTGTATAAAGATGACTTGTTGGTGGGATATGCTGAGGTAGAGGTCAGACTATCGTGGAAAACTGTAGAGTTTCCATACGAAGATTTGAATGTACCTGCTAGGAAGAAGAAGCTCTTAACACAAGAGATGCCTACACACTTCTTCTCAATTAACAAAGATGGAACAGCCTTGTTCCATTGCGAAGCTGCTGCTGTATTAGCTTCAGAAGTTAAAGAATCTAGAAACAAATATGTCTACCAAGGAGAACTCTTTTACAAAGTCTCTCTTGATAGACTTTCTTATGTAGTATTACCTACGGCTGGCTAAGCCACCCTTATTAAATTTTCTAGTGAGGTTTCGGACATTATCAACAGCATTGATTTGTTTCTTCAAATCATTACCATATTGAAACTTACCTAGTTCATTCTTTAGATCTAGTAACAGCTTAGCTTTTTCTTTTGATCCATTAGCTTTTAAAACTTCTGCTGTATTCTCTAAGAGTTTACCAGTATAAACTCTTCTTCTTTGTCCTGCTAAGTTGCCACTCTCAAAAGTTTTGGGATAGTCTTCTGCCTGAATAACTTCTGATACATCTCTTAAGAAATTGTGGTAACGCTGTCCAGTACCTTCTTTAGTTGAAGTGATAGAGCCATACTCTAATGCATTATTAAAATAGTCTTTAATATTTTTATATGCTTGGTTCGCAGCAATGATGCGATCTTTCTCTGTTGTCTTTGCATTAGTAAAAACATTATTCAATTCAAATAAATTAAGGGCTATCTTTTTACTCTTATCTACTCTTTCTGTGAAGCCTACGCTTTCTTTTCTTCCTTGAGAAAACATAGGAGTCTTTCCTTCTCCAACTAAAGGAACACCCTCCAAAGCTTTCTTAGCTTCTTCAGCAGCAGACAACACCTCTAGTTGTCTACCTGTAGCTTTTCCTTGTGGTCTAAGTTTATCTGTCTCAGTAATCATGTCCTCTGCTTCTTTGAAGCTACCAGAACGAGAAAGAGAAACAGGTCTAACTACCCTCTCAGATCCATTGATTGATCTGGCAATGGTGTTAAAGTCTTCAATACCATATTGTTTGCTAGACATTGGAACCCTGCTGAATATATAGTCAGCATAAGGTATCTTTGTATAAACAAGTTTAGTTGGGTTAGTCCCACCAAAGGCTTCACTTTCAAAGTTTAAGTTAATATCTCTAGTGAAGGATGTACCACCAACATGTAATTCACTATGTGCATTACCATGAAACTGAGGATCATCAAAGCCAGTCTTCCATCTCAATGATGGACCTTCTTTATATGTAGATCTTCCATGAAATAGTTTAATAGGTGGAACATCTTTATATTCTTCTCTGAGTTTGTTAAGCCTATCCTGATATTGTTTAGCCATGTCAGCAGCTTTTTGTATGTCCTCTGCACTGTTTAAATTGATTTCTCTACCTGTTGTATATCTGAAGTCGCCCTGCACCACAGCCATAACATCTTCTGCATCAGGCAGTTTAGAAATTTCAGGCATAGAAATTAAAGAATCAAAAGCATCTTGTCTATCCATTCTAATCTTAGCAAGCATAGCTTTTCTAGCTTCGGTGCTGCTAACACCATTGCCAACTTGTGCATTCAAGTTACCCTCAGGTATTTTTGAGAAGCTCACTCTAGGCTGTACTAATGATTTAGTAGGTGGCGTTACTTTACCACCAGACTCAATAGGAAATCCTTCATCATCATATTCAACTTCTTTAATTTCAAATTCAGGATCTTTAGCGGGAGTAGGTTTAGGAGATTCTGGCTCAGTGTTCCACCAATCATCTTCTTTAGGTGTTGGTTTAAATGAAGCTTCTGCTTCAATAACAGCTTTCTCCATATCAGCATCTAGTGGTGCTGGTTTCTGTGCTGCTTGAAGATCCATAGGAACTTCTTCTACAGGTTTAGAGGAAGCAGGACCATACTTATTTTTGATGTATGGCTTCTTAGCCATAGCCGATGCAGCACCTTCTTTAACTACAGGAGCAGCTAGTACTTGTGCTGTTTGTTCCACGGCAGGAGAAACAGAATGTTTAGCAACAATATCACCAAGAGACATTGCTCCTTTTTTAATACCAGCTTCAGCAGACTCACCAATAATCTTTTTAGCTAACACACCTCCAAGCTCCATCTTTACAACACCACCCACAGCATATCCGGGCAGCTCTCTCATGGCTGCAGCAATAGCCAAAGCAGAAGCATAGTCTTTAGTTGTTTCTAAATCCTTACCTTGTTGTTGTTTATATGTTTCAACAACAACACGCTTAAGTTCTGCTGGTAGTTTAGAATATTGTACTTCGTACAGGCGAGGCTGTTTACCAGCAGCAAAAGCTGCTGCTTCATCTTTACTAGTAGCAATTTCTTTAGCTGTTTTCTGCGCCCACCCAATCAGATTCTGTAGAGCTATCTTCTGCAGATCTTTACTAGCTTCTGAATAGAAACTAGTATTCTTAAGATTGTCAAACTGTTCCATAACCAATGGAGCCATAACCTTACGAGCTTCAGCATCTACAATCTTGTCACCAGTGGTGGTGAAGATTTTATTAAAAGGTACTTTGAGTCGAGAAACTTCACCTTCAAGTTCAGAAGGCACTCCTTTAATAGCAATACCCGATAACATCTTCAATGGACCATTGTCATTGAAGGCTGCTGTTTCTCTCAGTGGTGGTTGATATACTGGCAACTCTTGTTTCAATATAGGAGTACGCTTCATCAACTGTTGTGTAGCTGAAGAAGTAAAGCCTTCCTCACCTGCCGGAATCTGATAAGCATCTCTAGGCAGAGTTTCGTTACGATCAATAGCACCAATGATGTCGCTGATCTGTTGGAAAGGAACAAGTGCTCTACCTAAGTATTCACCAACCCACTCACCAAAGAATGTCTTAACTTTGTTATCTGCTGTGTCTTCACCTGTTGCTGCATTAGCT